TCCATATGAGTTTGAAGAGGGTGTAAGGGACGACATTGTCAACTTCATCAAAGACAACAAGGACAGAGTCCGTGAGCTGAGCTTAAGGATGGTATTGAAGATAGCGGATTTGAAGAAGAGTTTCCCTAATAACTATCAAGCTATGGCACGAACAACCTGCTTTCGTAGGATATAATATGGGAAAGTTAGTGGACTTCCTCCCGGGACGTGCGGCACAGAGACTGGCAATCTCTGCCTGTATGCTCTGGATATGCTACACAGTGGGACAGGGTACAGACAGTGCAGTACCCTGGTTGATCATCCTGCTGTATTGGACAGGTGAGTTCTTGTCCTGGCAAGAAGGAGTGTTCCAAGGCGCTTATGGCTTTCACAAGTTACCCGAAGCTGATAAAGCCAAGGCCATACAGTTATTCCAACAATTAGAGAAAGACAGTAAAAAATAATGAGCACATATACACCATATAGAGCAGGCCAGTGTAATTACATAGAACCCTACCCATTAACCAGCCTAGTACGCTGTAGCCATGATCATGCCCTAGATGATCAGTACTGTGCAGAGCATAGTGCCAAGATGGGTCAACGTGGTACAGCACTACGTAAACGGCACAAGGACATCGAGCGTGCCAACAGCATATGGGACTTGGAAAGCACGTTCAACGAGATAGTATTAGAACTAGAACTAGAGGACTAACTGTATATGAACACTAAAGACCTTGTGTTATTAGTAGCAGTGGCAGTTGTTATAGTCCTGTATATAGTTACTGTATACAGTTGACATAGTAGTAAAATGGTGTTATACTACATATATGTAGTAAGCAGTAGTATACTACATACACTAACACTACAACACTATGGAGCATACACTATGCACACAACACACAACACAGCCAACAACATACACAACAAGTATACAGTAGCATACGGAGCACGCTTGCTAGAGCTGGACGCACAGTGGGGCGGGTTTACTGTAGAGGAACTGGACGCTACGGACATATTCGTTAATGGCAATGTGCCAACACACACAGTAACACAAAAGAAGTTTGAAAAACTGTTTACATACGATACTGTTAATGATGATGCCCATCCCGTATTAGTATACTTACAAGGTGATACTATGGTGGCTTGGTACGATATGGAGCTGGGGCAGGGCTTCGTAGCATAGGGGGTGGGGGGTGCCCTGGGGGTAAATGTAAGCAAGCACTTACATTTACATTGCGGGCATGCCAAACTTTCCCAAATTCTTTCCCATATTTTTCCACCGTAAAAAACCTGGTGTTAGAGTAAAACCTCGGGGTTGCAGATCTCGAGATCACATTTTAGTTGCGCGGCAATTTTTAGCTACTATATAGACCGGCTATAAAAAAGCACCCCTCTCGGTGCTTTTTGGATTCTAAAAATTTTTTATAGTAATTTTTTAGAAAGTGCTTACTTCTTCTTGGCTTTAACTTCTTCTTCTACTATAGTCACATTTTCATTATTGGGCTCTGGTTCTGTTACCACTGGAGTTATAGTCACTACAGGGGGTGGGGGTGGACTAGCCGCTTCCGCTGTATAGAATAATGTAGTTACAACGTTCTTGATCCTAGCGTAGAATGGAATATTGATCATACGATTAATTTCCGGAATAGTTTCACACACTTCCCAGCTACCGTGTGGGGGCATGAACAGGAATGTCACTGTTTCGCTGTGGCCTTCATGATCGTTTTCACCGTCGAACATCCAACGATTACGCTGTGTCATGGTTACAATGTTATCTGCATTAACAGTTACTTTTTGGTCTTTGTGCTCTGGATGAGCGTTGTTTAAGGTTATGAACATAGTTTTTACTCCGTGATATGTTGTTATATGTTATGTTATATGTTATGTACTACTATACGATTAATTATCACTTAGCGATCGAGTGAGTGTATAATTTGAGTAATAATTTTTTCGCCGCGTCGCGCTTCGCGCTGGTTATTATGTGTGTGGCGCGGGCCGCGCTCACTATTTTCAATCTATGGTTGACACACTTATAAGTAAGATTATACAATAACATATATGAAAAATCACAACACTTACGAAACGGTCACTCCTACCATAGTTGGAGAATCTATTGAAGCATCTTATAGTGGTAATAATAATACTAGTGGTAAAGACGTGATGTCTGCGTATCATTACTTTCCCAGTTCGGTGTATATGGTTAAAAAACCCGAGTTTCTAACTGTGGCCCGTAGTGTCAGTATGAATTATATAAAAGAAGCTAAAAAGAATTTAAAAAATCCAGATCCGTTATATCCCATAGTTCAAACGGGCAATATGTTTATGGAAGCAAAACTCTCTGATCTATCCAATTACATTGCACAAACAGCGTGGAATGTTCTACAGGAACAGGGGCATAATATGACGGGATTGACCACATTCTTTTTGGAAATGTGGTGTCAAGAACACAGTAGATTTAGCAATCAAGAAGAACACATACACGGACTTAATTCACAGATTGTGGGATTTTATTTTTTAGATTGCCCCAAGGATGGTAATAGGATTATTATACATGATCCCAGACCGGGACGTAAGCAGGTCAATCTGCCTGAAATGAATATGAGTGACGCAACCTATGCCAGCACTATGATTAATTTTGAAGCTGAGCCCGGAACTTTGCTGTTTACCAACAGCTGGTTGCCCCATAGTTTCACACGCAATGCTTCCAAGACACCTTCACGGTTTATTCATTTTAGTCTGGGTGTTATGAATACAACCTCATCAGCAGTTGCTCCTACTACTCCTCAACCTACAATCATATGAACCGATATCATATAAGATTCAATAAATCTAGAGGGCAACCCGGACGGGGGTCATTGGAACACGTTTGGCGTGTATTTGAAAATGATCGAGAATTTATTGTTAAACATGTCAAGATAAGTGTACCTGTTTGGGACGAAGTAACTGGAGATGGACAGGGTCACGATGATTGGAATATCTGCTGTGAAGGCTATATGACCTTGGATAAAAAGACTGGTACTGCTATTATTGTTGGTGGTGCAGACTCAACTGACGATCGTGAAGTTGATTGATCAGGGTCATTAACCCTTCTACCGTGTGATCATTTCTCAAACTCTTGTAGACTAAATTGGGCACACTGAATTCGCCACCTAGGCTGGATTTTTGTAGCCCTTTCTTTCTGTAGGTCCTTAACAATCTCATGGTCTGTCTAGCGGTGGATAATTCTCCACTTAGTATTGCTCCCTTGATTACCTTGTGCCAAATGTTGACCATACGTTTGACTTCTGCTTCGTCGAACTCAGGTACGCTGTCCAACGGGGGACGGATCCAGGATTCTTTTGATATACTATAGGCACTGCTGACTGCGGGAGTCCTATGATCCTCTACGTACAGTTCAACTGGAATACCAAATACATCTATGTCATATTCACGCTTGTACAATATTCTTTTAGCATCAAATAGCTCTGCCGCTTCGCGGTCGCAACTGATCTGATCATAGTCAGCGATGATGTGTAGATCTATATCCGAATGTTCTGAGTAATTGATATTGGCATTGCCGCCAGTTAAGACCACGTCCAGTACCTTTACAGGCACATCTACAAACTCCAAGAAATCTTGGGCAATACGTAATAAAGCACCGCGCACACTGCTTTTTAATCGATCATCATCCCAAAGTTTAGGATTTAGTTCTGTATGCTGTCCGATTGGCTCAATGTACTCATTATTAATCATAGTTAGGTATTTATGCGGTAAATATCTCTATATGACAGCAAAGAAAAAATACGACGGCTATCTACTAGCGGCTAACCCTGGAAATCCCAAAGATGACCTGCAACGTAGCGTAATACTATTACTACGCCACGCAGATGATGTGGCTGTGGGCCTGCAGATCAATAGGCAGTTGGGTAGCATCACCTTGTCTGATGTTTCTAGGAATAACGGAATTCATATAAGTGATAATGCTCCACTTTGGTACGGTGGGGATGCAGAAGAACGTAAAATACACGTTATTCACAGCACAGATTGGATGGGACTAAGTTCGATAAATGTTACTGAAGAACTTGCAGTGACAAATGATATCAGCGTGTTGGCCGCCATAAGCCGCGGCGAAGGCCCTGATCATTTCCGAGCTTGTACAGGATATTGGGTTTGGGAAAATGGAAGGATGAATCATATGCTTGATCCAACTGATACTTCAGAACCTATAAAGTGGGAAATATTACCCGCTACAATGGAAACTGTGTTTGCTGAAGAAGGACTGGATCAATGGTTGTTGGCCATCGATCGATCAGCACAATATCAAACAGCTACTTGGTTTTAATCTTTCTCTGGATTTATTGCAGATAACATACTGCGCATCAGGGGTGCCGCAGCCTTTGCCACTGGTTTAACAATCTGTTTGACTGTCGCTCCCTGAGTTGGATCTATTTCACCTGTTTCTGGATCAGCAGTCACACTACTGGTACGTTTAAGTCCTTGATACACAGTACTTTGTGAGTTTGTAGATTTGCCCCCGCCCTGACTAAAACTAGCTTGAGGTTCGTCTTCTTCTCCTAAATCACTAATTCTTAGTGTGTCTAAATTAAATTCTAATTCAACTTTTTGTCCAACTCCGCTACTGCTACGTGTTTTCATAAATTGAATTTGATAACGACCACGCTCCTTCATAGCACGACTTGTAAAGATACCTATGACATTATCTGCAGTCATAATCTTACTTAATCCGCCACTGATATGACTGTGATCGAACTCAATCTCTTCAACCGCCGCACGATTCAACTGTGACGCAGTTACAGTTACACATTGGGTTTCCATTGCTAGATTTCGAATCTCTTCTGACACATATTTGTCTTTAACAAACAGATCGCTGGGCGATACCTTCACGCTCAAAGGCATCATCAAATCCAAGTAATCTATTAATAATACGTCGGGTTTCACACCTTTTTTGACCTGATATTCCTTCAAATAGGCTCGAATATCGTTGCAATTTTTTCCGCTAGGCATATACTTAACCTGCAGGTTTCCTGCCTGTTTTCCTATCATTTTAACTTTGAGTTCAACATCATCAATGTTCTTAAAAATCTCACGTGTGCCCACTCCTGTAGTCATACTGTCCAATCGCATAGCCACTAGTCCTTCACTTAACTCGAATGTGAGATATAAAACATTCAATCCTGCCAATGCCCAATTTACTCCCAGATTGGCTAGGAATAAACTCTTACCACCTCCGGATCCTGCACAGAATATGTTTAGTTCACCTCTGTTAAATCCACCATATAATTTACGATCAATACTAGGCCAACCTGTAGATATCTGCCCATTACCATCTTTGAGTTTGGTCAGTCTTGCTCTAGGGTCTTCAAAATAATCTGTACCCATATCTTTGTTTAACGATATTTGTATAGCGTCTTTAATCAGTTTCTCGACTGGACCATAGTCTCCGTCTTCTAACAAATCTGCTGACTTTAGAATAGCACGTTCTAATCCTTTGTGGCGGCTAAAGTTTTCAAACTCGTCCATTAGCCATTCATAATTTTCTTTGGGTAATGCTATAGGATCTAAATCCATTCTACAGCTAGCATTGACAATTGTAGCTTCGGGCATTACTTTATATTCGTCAATGTATGAATTAATAAACTCTGCAGTATCTTGTAATCTTTGATCAAAATTTTCTGGATCAAAAATGTTTTGGCAACGTACAAATGTTTCTGCATCTGATAAGAACATCTCCAAATACAGTCGTTGCATTGTGTAATCATAGTTTGGTTTATTCATCTAGGCTCTCTAGTTTTTTCTTCAGTAGTTGTATTTTTATCTCGTTCGTTTCTTTATAGTGCAGAATTGTGGCTAGCGTATATAGCCGTCCATATAGTTTTATTGCATCAGCTGTGTCCTTAACACCATTGCCCCATGCAGGGATACTCACTCCCCAATTGTGTTCTATGGCCGATTTGATTAGTTTAGCCCCCGGTTTGTCGTGGTCGGGAACAACAATAACTTCTTTACCCAAGGCATTAATACGGGCACACTGAGCTTCATTAGGATCGTTATGTCCTATAGCTACTCCATCAACTGCAATAGCATCAAATTGTCCTTCCATAACCAATACGTATTTACGATTGTAATTTTGATGGTCTAAGTTAAACACATACCCAGGTTGACTATCGTTTAAGTATTTTGGTTTACCTGGAGTAATTTTACGAGCAGTGGATCCTACAATTTTACCATCATAATAAAATGGAAGAATTACACGATCTCGATATCCTGCTGTAGGACTCCAGTGCCAATTGTACCAATCCCACCCTAACTGTCTTTCTTCTACAATATAGTTCACAACCTTGAGTAAGTCTTCATCTTCTGTGCCTTGGGCAATCCAATCGTTTATAGATTTAGAATCTTTGGGCAATTCTTTTTCTGTTAGTTCAAAGTTTAGTAATTTCTTTGTCGGAGTATTTTGTTCATCTTTTAATCTTAATGCTATTAGACCCAATTTACTAATGTCAGTATCGGATAATCCTAACCATTTGAATAATTGTCGAGTATTAGTGCTTAATAAGTGTCCAGGAGTCCATCCTGCTTTGAATGTACAATTGAAACAGTGGTATTGAAATCCGCCAGTTGGATTTGGTAGTATACCACCACGCAGTCTATCATCTTGAGATTCTCCTCTATGATGACAGCAGACCGCATTAAAACTTATCCATCCACTGGGAGTTTGTTTTCTTTTACCAGGTAAGAGAGCTGTCAGTGTAGTATAGATTTCATCCATACTAATAGTTTAACTTCTATATAGGACTTTGTCAAATGAACCGTAGTATTCAGGATTGTCGTTATCGTTCAAAACATCGCGATCTGGTACATACATTACACGAATGTAGGAGAATATACCGTTGAAGTTAGAGTAGTCAACTCCGGTAAATCCATCATAGGTTAGTGTGGCAACAGTGACGTACCTGCCTAATTCTTGTGGGGAATTATAAAGCGTACCTTGGATGTACACAGTGCCACGATAGCCAGTCATATACAAGGCCACGGTGTGTAGTGCTGAATTAGAATTGTATTCTGGATAGGCATAGATGTTGCCGCTCTTATGTTCCCATAGTTCGGGTTGAGAATTATAGCTCTTATTAAAACTAACAATCTCTTGGCTAGGTTTTAGTTTAGGATACGCTTCTTCGGTAACATATAAATTACCAACCATGCCGTAATATGTGTTAGAATAAGTAGGCAAATAGGTACCATCTTCTGGATCTTGATAAGTTATACTGTAATTGTAACTTACACTGGCTAGATCCAACGTATCACTTTCATTCAATGTTAATAGGGCCGATCCTCTAGTGCTGGTAGTATTTTCGTCTAATATGGTTAATTCTTTTTGTATGACCAACTGTTGGTTAACAGTATCAAACATATTGAATACAAATGTACTTGTATTAGAAATGGGTATACGTTTTTGATCGCTATTCTTAAACTGAATGCGTATTTTATTTTTGATGCCTTTTTGTATTTTTAGATCGCGTTGATACATAATTTGATTGACTCCCTTAACTTCTGGATCCAAATCCAGTATAACGTCAAGGGAATTTGGATATAAATAAACTGGTAAACTTTGCATATATATATTTATTGAGATTAATGAGCTATTCAGAATCCTTCCAAGAAAACTATCCTTTTGTATCCTGCATTAAATCAAACGACATAGAATACGTTGGTGTTATTATTAACTTTGATACTTACGTGGTAAGTATCTACGATATTGCAATGATTAAATCAGATGAATCTCGTAAAGAATTTTTAAATCTAGGAGAAGTTTGGTGGTGGGAAAGCAATCGTAAAATTCCAATTAACATATTTCTAAAAAGAGAAATGCAAGAGTTTAAACCATTGATTAAAACATTTAACAGTAAGGACATTGAATTAATATTTGGACCTAGTGTTAATCTTAGCGAAATAGCAGAAAAACGTATCAAACGCAAATCAATTCAGTTGATCCGGACACCCAGACGGTTTACTGATTAATTCCTTCACAAATACAATTCATCTGTACTACAATAGCATGAGCATAAGAAAAACTATGAGCTTTCTTAAATGTATAAGCATCTTCATTTTTAGTCCAAATCTCATCAGCGATCGATTGGAATCCTTTTTCCTCGCATATTGGGATGAGATGTTTTTTACCAGGCCTCAGAAGAGCAAGGAACATAGCTAACTGTTCAATACTACGTGGTTTAAGTCTAGCTATCAAATCGTGATATCCGTTGACATGGAATATCATATCACAAAATTCTTTTTGTTCTAGTAGTTCCCACAGTGGTTCTGTGGCTAATAGTTGTTCAAGATGTAGTTCATTCTTTACACCTTCATAAGCCGATACGTTAAGAAAATCTATCTTAAAGTAGCCCCTATCTTCAGCCGCCTTATAATCAATACTGGCTAAGCCGGTAAGTGGATTAAGTGGTATCTTGTGACAATACACACCTGTGTTATGTTTCTTTTCTCCATCAATTGTGGCTGTGATATGCGGTATTATTTCCAGGACCTTATTTCGATCGGCAAAATCTATGTCAATATCAGGCATTATTTTATCCCTACCTCGGAACAGATTTCTTTGACTAATGCAACATCTGCTGGAACTTCTTTGAATCTACGACTCCAGTACTGTACATCAAATGCTGGTCCAATCATATTCAATTGTTCGTCATTCATGTTATTAACCATGGCATATCCTGACGTACTGTTAAGAATAATCCAAGGACTCACACGCCCGTTTAATATATCATGTACTGCTCGATTAAGACTGACATAAAGAAAGTAATGTGCAAATTCTGCACTTTGCTCATCACCCCATTCCATCATTGTGGCAATACTGCGTTGTACCGCGGATTCAACCGGCTCTACTTTAAGCATCTCATATAGATATTTTTCATATAGTTCATCTCTACACCAATGATCTAATTTAACTCCGCTCTTAATTACATAATCTACAAACTTTTCTGGATACAGAGGATTGACATTATTTAGGAAACTGCCAAATTTTACAAAAGCATTATAATAACTTGTTTCGCAAAACTCTTTGTATGTCTTGTTCTTTTTACCGCCTTGTGCCACTTGCCAAAACCGATTGAAGGCCATAAACCCTGCCTGTACACGTTTTTCTTTTTCCTGTAGTGCCCGACGTTTTCTTTCACACATATGAGCCACAAGAGTTTTTTCTTTCATAAAACTCTTATCACAATGCACACAGGTGTAGGGTTGATCTAGAATCACTCGTATTCCTTACGTTGTTTTTTATCAAATCCCATCTTGTCAAATAATTCTTCTATGTCTTTTTTATCCATCATTCTTGCCATTATTTTAATCTCAGTCATCTTCATAGCAGGATACAATTCACATAATAGTTTTTCAATTTTATTGGCTTTTTCTTTTTTTCCTGCAGGTAGATAAGGATGATATGCTGGAAAGCCTGCTCCGGTGGAGGCAAACAGTTTCCATAATAACCCCTTGTGGTTCTTTGATAATACCCAGTGATGCTTATTGACCATTTCGTTTGTTGTTTCTACAAACCATTCTTGTATATCTTTGTCTCCCTGTGCATTACTGGTATAACGCATTAGTATATATGGGCTGAATGCTTTCTTTTCTTCATCTGTGAGATTATCATAAAAATAATAATTTTTTTCATCTACTGCCTTTAATTCTCTTTTAATATCTAGTACTGGAGGTTTTTTAAGTTTCGCCGTTGCCATGATAATTGTCTTTGTTTAAGTTATATAATAGCATCAATTGTTCTAGTTGTTTAGATAACATTGGAACATAACTAGCCATTTCTAATATTTCAGTGTACTGTATCGGGTCTGGATGTTTTGAACTAGGAGTCCATTGCGTTCTATTAGAATGCCCATAGATTTCTCCTAGTTCTCCTTTGGTTTTAATCCAACCACCGTTTGTACCGTCTACATAATAAAATAGTACTAGTTCCTTAGTTGATTTAATCAACGGCATAGTTTTTACCAGCATTTGGTATAATCAACGATCTCACTTTGACGACTTACTTCTTTAACAAAATAGGCGCAGGTTGGTTTTTCTTTATTAGTTAACGGAGTACACAACAACTGACCTGGGCGCATCTTTGGAAAATACCATTTAACATCTTGATATACATCTATGATATCAATGTCAAGAAATTCTGGTCTAAAATCACTAAGTGGATTAAAACAGAAAGTTTTGAATCCTCGATCATTTAGGCTAGTTAGAGGTAATACCTCCATTTCTGGTCCTTGTGGATCTCCAACTATAGTACACCAATCTAGTGGCATAGTCAGTTCGTGTTCTCCAATTTTTAGAACCACTGCTGGTCCTGTAAAACTTTCTAAAAAGATTAACGGAATAAAAAAATGATCAGGATTAGAATTATCACTATTGTCTAATACGCTAAATCGTAAGTCTTCGTCAATTTCATCTGGAAGTTCATTAAGATGGAATATTTTGTTTTCAAGTGTTAGTATTTGCATTATTGATATTTTACTTTTTCTATATTATATGGGAATTTTGCTTCTTTGTAAAATCTTTTTCTTTCAGTTAAATGACGCTTGGCATATTTGGTACTTGCTGTTATGTCCCAAATTTGCACAAAATCTTTGTCATCTGCCTTTCTTACACCACGACCTATACTTTGAATAACTCTAACAAACGATTTGCCAGGCTCCAGCAATACCATGTTAAAGATCCTAGGAATATTAATACCAACAGCCGCGACACCATAGGTCGCGATAGTAATTCTTTTATCGCTAGTTGCATGTTCTTTGTACTCCTCTTTACGTTTTGCTCCTTTTACTTCTCCGCTGATAAACACTGCATCTGGTATTAACTCGATTAACATTTTTCCACTATCGATCCTGTTTACCAAAACTAATGTGTTACCGCTATCGCCGATGTTTTTAATCATATTACCAATATAGCCTATACGATCTTCATCTGTAACTAGATACTTTAATTCTTCAGCGTAGCTACCAAACTCTTTCCACTCAGCTGTCTGTACAATCTTTACTTGACAGTTGCTTAACACTCCTGCTTCTTGTAATTCGTGCGTCTTAATACGATTAACAACATCCCCTAGGCTAGCACGTAGAGCTTGATATTCGTGCTCTGCTTTGGGTATGGTTCCAGTCAATCCCCAACGAATTGGAGCATTAGCTAGATTGTGTGTTAATAATTTTTTAAGTACATCGGCTTTGGCCATATGAACCTCGTCAACCATTACTGTTTGAACTCCTTCTAACATTTCTGCTAAGGTTAACAGTTCTTCTTCATCTCCAGCATTAAGTGATTTTTTGTCTAAAATGTTCAAACTTTGCCAAGTACAAATTGTGTGGGTTCTTCCTAAATCTTTTCTGTCTCCGTAGTAGACACCCACGTCTAATCCGCAGTTAATGAAGTCTTCTTCAGTTTGTGTGACAAGATCTTTGTTTGGAACAATGGTTATTGATCGACCATATTTTTCACAGATTTTACTCAGAGTTGCAGTGGTAATAGTTTTACCAAATCCTGTGGCAATCTCCTGCATACACTGTGGATTTTTTAAGAATATATTAACAACCTCAACTTGATCGTCTCTTAGTCGTATTGGTTCGCCCGCAAATCTATGCCCTTCAGGCCATGTTGCATCACCCCAAAAATCTGAGGAAATTTCAGGAAAATCTAAAGAAATTGGATTACGTAGATCTTCAACTTCTATGTAATAATTTTTACTTTCAAGGTACTCAAGTACCTGAGGTAGCATACTCAGATAGGTAGTTCCGCCAAGACCAAAAAAACTAATAGTACCGTCCCAACGACCTAATTTATAAGCCGGGCGGAAGCGAGCAGTTGGGTCTTCGTATTTGAATTTTTTGACCAAGGCCTTACGTGTATCGAGATCTAAATCTTTGATATGTACGTTGACTTCGTCTTTGATTACAACCCGTGCAGTTGCCATTCCATGCGATCCTTTATGTTTTTGAATTTGTTAACTTCTGAAAAAATTACTAGATTTTCATGATTTTTGACAAATTCTTTAATTGT